AAGCAAGATGGCCTACAATCGTAAAGCTAAGATGGATAGCCTCAACCGTCCGCACTTCTATGTCTCGGAGAATTGCCAGAACATCATCACCGCCCTTCAGGAATACACGGGAGACGGCGGAACGGATGAAGCATGGAAAGACCCGATAGACGTTATACGTTATGCCTGTATTGACAACATTCGCTTTGTAGATGAAACAATTAAACCCAAAACTCGTTCCAAAGGAGGCTATTGATGAAATCAAAAGGTATGAAACCAAGAATGCAAAGCGTGGAAACACTCAATGCCGCAGAGCCAAGCAAACCACGCTTCTTAAGTGCCACCGTCATTGCTCAGGCCAGAAACCCCCAATGGGTGTTTGCGTCGGTTGATGGGGTGGAGGGAAAGTCTGTTGTGGCCATTCCACGCCGCCTAACCAATAGACTGGCTGGCAAGCAAATTAACGTAGAAGTCATTACAGATGAAAACGGCACCAGCTACCGACACGAGTTCCTTAGCACCTGACATTACGGTTAGCCGTAAGTGGTTGCTGGAACAAAGCGATAGGTTGCTTTCGTATGAAAGCAAGAGGAGATATGTTGAGCAAAATACCTCTGAGTTGTTCCCTGACGAGCTATCTGATAAGATAGGGCGTTCACCAGAGTATGTTCAAGGAATAATTAAAAACGCCATCTCCCACGCTAAATTATGCAAGAAACTAAACAGCAACACGCTTTAACTTTTGTTGATAGCGAAGGACCAAACGTAGTTGCGCTTAAGAGTGCATACGACAGGACGACGACGGAGCTTGGCACCTACTTCAACCAATGTGTTAATAGCTCGGACTATCGGCGTTGCTATTGGCCGGGGAAGTCGTCGGATATGCGAAAGCACGGTGGGGATGCTTTTCCTTGGGATGGGGCGTCTGACACGGAGGCCCGCATCATTGACGAGAAGATAAATACCTACATCTCTATTTTTACGTCTGCTTTGGCTAAAGCCAACATTCGCGCCTATCCCGTTGAGCATGGGGATGCGGGGCGTTCTCGCGTTACGAGTGCATTCCTTAAATGGATGGTGTCCACCTACATTCCGCGCTTCCGCGAAGAGATGGAGCTTGGTGGCAACTACCTGTTGGAGCGTGGCTTGATGATTACCTACGTTGGTTGGGAACGTATGGAGAAGAAGTTCTTGCAGAAAATTGACTTGCAGCAAATTGCGGCAACGAGTCCAGACTTGGCCCAGCTAATCATTGAGGGCAAGAACGACAAAGAAGTGATTGCCATGATTCGCACCGTCTATCCAGACGTAATTGAGAGCCGTGCGAAAAAAGCATTGGGCGAACTCCGCAAGAAGGGTGTGAGCGAACTGCCTATCAGCAGACTTAATGTTGATCGCCCTTACGTCCAAGCCTGCGCCCCAGATGGAGACGTGTTCTTTCCGTCCTACTGTCTAGACCCGCAACGCGCACCATTTGTATTCTATCGCACCTTCCTTAGCGTCCAAGAGGTTCTTTCCCGCGTAACATCGGATGGATGGGACGAAAATTGGGCTGAGTATGTGACCTCCCATTTTCGAGGGGTGAACACCTACAACATGGAAAGCGTCTATGGCACCCGCTCCACCGGTCTTTCCAAATATCGCCAGCAGTATAATGCCGATGAACTAATTGAGGTTGTCTATGCGTTCCAACGGCTAATTGACCCAGAGGACGGCAGCGAAGGCATCTACCGAACCATCATGCACCCCAAATTTACGGGGGCCGACGAGGTTCAAGCCTACGCCAAATTTGAATTGCTGAACGGATACAATGACTATCCATTCGTTGTTACCCGTCTCAGCAATGATTCTAAACGGATGTATGACATTCAGACGTTTCCTGAGCTACTTCGTGGCTATCAGGATAGCGTAAAGACCGAGCGGGACAGCCGGACGGACCGGAACAGCTTGGCTACTCTGCCACCCATCATGCACCCGGTAGGAAATCCACCTTCCGATTGGGGGCCGGGACGTTATGTGCCCTATCGCCGCGCTGGTGAGTTTACGTTTGGTCCTGTTCCACAATACAACGCGGGAAGCTCCGAAATGGAGGAGACAATGCTTACGGCAGCCGACGATTTGGTGGGGCTTAACCCGCTAAACCCACTTACGTCTGTTCGCCAGCAGTTTTTTGTCTCCAAATTCCTCAACCACGCCCGAGATGTCCTTAAAATGGCGTTCAAATGCTATCAGCGTTTTGGCCCAGATGAGGTTTTCTTCCGTGTTACGGGTGTCGCAGACCCCATGAAGTATGACAAGGGCAACCCAGACGAGGATTTTGATGTTACGGTTAGCTTTGACGTTCTAAACAACGACCCAGAAACCCACGAATCGCGCTTGCAGCAGTTTGTTAGCTTGTTGCAGTTGGACAAAAATGGCCGCATCAATGCCGACGCTCTCCTAGAGGCAATGGCGGCGTCTATTGACCCTGTAATGGCCGATGCCATCATGCAGCCAGCCGAGCAAGCTCAACAGCAGGTGGTAAAAATGGTGACGGAAGACTTGTCCAAGATTTACGCGGGTATTGAGGTGGGCGCACGTCCTAACGGGGCGCAAATCGCCTTGCAGGTTATCCAGCAGTATGCCCAGCAACCCGATGTTGGACAGCGTTTGCAGCAGGATGAGGCTTTCAAAGCCCGCCTAGAGAAATACGTCAACCAATATCAGTTTGCTTTACAGCAGATGCAAAATGCCCAAATTGGCAAAATAGGCACGGCACCCGCCCAAATGGGTGATGTGTCCACGCAAGCAATCCAACAGTAATTTATGTCACTATTCGGCAATCGCAATCCACTCAGCGAACAACTCAACTATCTTTCGGACAAAGATCAGTTTTTGGACTTCCTAGACTATGTAGCAGCAGGCCGTGAAATGGCTATTGCCCAACTGCATAGAGCCAACGAAGGTCGTATTCGTGAGATTAGCGGACGCATTCAGGCATTGGACGAAATTTTGTCCACTTGCAACTATATGGCCTTGTCTGCCAAGCGTGCAAAACGCAAATAGTTCTGCTTGGTGCTATAATTAAGTTTCGCAATTCTTAACGGCGTAAAGGTTAAGAGAAAATAATGCTTAATGAAGTCCAAACGGCTAACGCTGGAGCCGCCCAAAAACCAGTGAATCAATCCAACATATCTACGAGCAACTTTGTTTCTCAAAGATATAAAGCCCAAATGGAGATTGCTAAGGCGCAAAAACCGCCGACGCCACCCCCAGTTGAGGAGAAGCCAATTCCTGAGCCGCAAGCTACGGAACCCACTGAGCAGCCACAAGAGCCTGTTCAGGAAGTTTCGGAGCCTATTGTTCAAGAAGAAGCAAAAGTTCTTTCTAAGGACGTTGAGATAGAAAACATGAGTGAAGCGGAGCTTAAGGAGCTTGCGTCAAAACTCGGAAGCAAAGCTGTTGCTAGGTTCGGTGAACTCACCGCCAAGCGACGTATTGCCGAAGAGCAGTTGGCCCAACTCCAAGCTGAAATCGCCCGTCGTGAAGAAGGTCCACTAGAAGCTAAAGTGGAAAACAACCCATACGCCACCGTTGCCACCCCTGAAGAATTACAAACAAAGTTCACAGAGGTAAACGAGGTGATCGATTGGGCCGAAGACCTTCTTGACAAGAGTGAAGACCTTGCCGGTGATGACGTTGTAGCTAACGTCAATGGCAAGGAATACACGAAACGCGACGTAAAGGATGCTGCAAGGAAAGCCCGCAAAGCGCGGGACACCTACCTTCCAGCACAACATAAGGAAATCAAACTAGCGCAAGATCGCACAGCCTTGCGCCAAGTCCTAGTTGATCGTTCCAAAGCGGAACTACCTTGGATGCAAGGCGAGGACAACGACATCCGTAAGCAATACGAGGCAATGATGAGTGATGAGCGACTGAAGGGCTTGGAAAAATCCTTGCCTGATTTGGCTCCACAAATCCCGTATCTCTTGGCTCATGCGGCTAATAGTTTGTATGCTAGGAAAACAGTGGATGCTAAACCATCCGTCAAACTGTCTCCCAACAGCCCAATTATTAACCAGTCTGCCGACTCCCTAAAACCCGAAGCTCGTCAGAGCAAGGCGTTGAAAGACCTTGGAGAACGATTTGGAAAATCGTCTAGCTATAAGGACTTCGCAAAACTTCGCGCTCTTCAACACAGTAAATTCTAATCTACTACTATCATGGCCTTTTCAAATACCTATTCGACCACCAATCCCGGCTCCGCTGTTTCTAACCGCGAAGACCTCACGGACGTTCTAACCATCCTCGCCCCCGAGGAGACGCCACTCACCTCCCTTGCCAAAAAGAGCAAAGCCACCGCCACCTACAATGAGTGGACTGTTGACTCTCTTGCTACCCCAGTGACCGCTGGTGTGCGCGAGGGTCAGGATATTTCGTCCTTCGTGGACAAATTCTCTGGCCGCGCCCGTCTCGGCAACTATATCCAGTTGTTCCAAAAGAACTACATGGTGTCCCAACTTCAGGACGCTGTTGAGTCTGTTGGCCCA